GCAAAGAAACCAGAGGGGATGAAACTTGAAAGTTGACCCTAAATTTTTTGGATTCCTATTATTCCTGCTTATCCAGACAGGTAGTGCTATCTGGTGGGCATCTGATATCTCTGCCGAGGTGGAGCGTTTGGCTGGCATTCAAGGCAGGGCAATACCAGCTCTTGAAGCAGAGGCTAAACAATGCGGCATAGAGATACACAACCTAAAGAAGTTGACAGGGGATCAAGAGAAGGTGGCAGAATCTGTAAAGAACTTGGATGTTATGCTCTACAGATTAGAAACCATTGAGAACATGTTGGATAAAATCTTAGCGACGAAGGTGAGATAATGGCTGAGTATACGGGTCCAGAGCGACGGGGTAATGGCGGATGGCACTTATCTAAAAGCCTCAGCGTTTCTCATTTATTTACCACGGTTGCAATCGCGATTGGGTTCTTTACCTATCTCACAGGTATAGAGCAGGAAACAGTAGTTAATAGAATGGAATTAAAAAGTCTGTCTGAAAGAATGGACAGAACAGATCAAAGACATTCAGAACAGTTTGTAGAAATAAAAGATATGTTAAAATCCTTAACTGTTAAAATAGACAACTTAAAGACGAGGTAAGATAATGCATCCCCAACCTGTTAACGGAACAAGACGAAGGAACAGAACTGCTATGCAAGCCAGATTAAAAGAAAGAGCCAGATCAAGGTCTAGGTTCTCATTACCAAAGAAAGGCGGTAAATAGTCATGTCATTCCAAGATCCAGACGCTGACACAGATCCTTATGGCGCTGGCGAATCAGCAGGAGGTACAGATGCTGGTGCTAATGTAAGTGCGACTGGTCCTGCTACTGCTGGAGATACAGACGGCGGTGGTTCAGTATCGACACAGGAGCAAGATCAACGCGATCCTACTAGAGGCAGAGATGAATCCTATGGCAGGACATCCGAGAGAGATCGCGGAATAGATGCGTATGCAACTGTAGTAGAGGCGCTAGATAATGATGTTTCAGCTTTGACCAGCAACATCGCAAATGTTGAAACGGACACTCAGGTTGATTCCTTTACCTCTCAGTTTGCTACTCCCGTAACGGAGAAGGATGCCCCGTTTTATGGAAAATTTGATCCTAAAGATCCCAGACGGTCTTCTTACGACAAAGAAGCTGTTGATTGGTATGATATAATAGCCAAGGAAGAAAAATCCACAGAGGCAAAAAGAGCCGGCCTTCACACAAGCGCTGCCGCTTTACGTACAGCAAAGAGCTTCCTTGGACCACTTGGTGCTTTTTTTGGCCCTGTGCCTACCAGAGATGAGATTGACGCCATGACCCCCAAAGAGGTTAATAAGGCGGTGGATGATATCAACGCTAAGCAACAAGAACAAGAAGCGGAACAGGAAGGGTTATCAACCGGCGAAGATGATCGTAAAGTAATGCAGGATCGGGTCACTATAAAGAAATTCAGGGACGAGTACGAATGGGCAGAGGGGCTGTCTGATGATGTTGTCTTAGCTTATGCTAAAGACCCAACCCTGCTCCAGTTAAAACTAGACAATGTAAGGATGTTAGATACGATTGAGGCGGGGCAAGCTAAGCCAGCTTTGACTTCAGGAGTATCACCAAGACAGGTTATATATAACCCAATGTCTGTTTATGCCTAAAGGCAGTGGGTAATGCCAGTCTACCCGAAACAAGCATAGTTGTTTTAAATTAAGGTGTACAAACGGTGTATAACAAAGGAGTGATATTATGTCAATTAGATTAGTAAGCAGTCAAGCAAGGGCAATGGACAGGATGTTCGAAAGAATGATGGGATTTACTGGGCAAGCCAATCCATTAACTATGATAGATAATGTATTTGATAGATTTGAGAGGTTTAGTAGAGAAGCATCTCTCCCGGCTGACGGCGCAGAATTTACATTATATGAGATGGTTCCGACCACTTACAGGGCTGAGAGGCAATCCGATGGATCTGTCCTCTTCAAGGTTGTAACCAAAGATAAGGAAGAGGAAGATGCCGATACAGCGGTGCAAGCTGAAAAACGGTAGACAAGGGTGGACAGAAGGGTAAATGATATTACCCAATATATCTTCTGGCGTCTATGCTAATACTAAGAATGCAGAAGCAGCAGTTCAGTTTGCAGAATGGGCATTACTAGCTGAATATGATAAGGCAGTTAAGGCATATGCTGACTGCCATAAGGATCCTAATATTGATGATAGTTTTATTAGGACTCTTTGCCAGCTTGACAGGTATTACCTTGGTGTTTTTATTTGCAACAGGCATGATATGCTTCATCCATGGATCTATGAAAGGTGCAGGGAGGTAGAGGCAAATAGAGATAACTATTTAGATTTATGGGCTCGTTTTCATTATAAAAGCTCTATTATAACTTTTTTGGGTTGTGTGCAAGAGGTCCTTTGTAATCCAGAGATTACAATAGGTATATTATCATTTTCAGCTAAACAGGCTAAGCCATTCCTCAGACAGCTAATGCAGGAGTTTGAGAGCAATGAAAATCTTGTAAGGTTGTTTAGTGATATCCTATGGGAAAAGCCTAGAACGCAGGCACCTAAGTGGGCAGAGAATGATGGGCTATGTGTAAAGAGAAAGTCTAACCCTAAAGAGCAAACTATAGAAGCTCATGGCCTTGTTGATGGTCAGCCTACAGGTAGGCATTTTCAACTGATAGTATACGATGATGTAGTTGTTCAAGATGCAGTATCAACCCCTGAGCAGATAGCCAAGACAACAACCCAGTGGGAGCTATCTCTTAACTTGGGATCTACTCATGGCCCTAGATTTCAGTACGCAGGGACAAGATACTCGTATGGTGATACCTATGGGACAATACTACAAAGAGCTGCCGTAAAGCCAAGAATACATCCAGCTACAGATAATGGCGCGATGGATGGCGATCCTATCTTTCTAGAAAAGGAAAGATGGGAAGAGATAAAGAAAACAACATCTACCTATATAGTAGCCTGTCAGCAATTGCTGAACCCTATTGCAGGCTCTGATATACATTTCAGAGATGAGTGGTGGCGTGAGTGGGAAGTAAGACCGTACACTATGAATGTCTACCTGATGTGCGACCCAGCCCACTCCAAGAAGAAAGAATCTAATAGGACAGCTATGGCTGTTGTAGGAGTAGATGCTAACTATAACAAGTTTCTATTAGACGGGGTTTGTCATAGACTTTCTTTATCGGAGAGGTGGGATTCCTTAAAGAAGTTAAGAGCTAAATGGAAAAGAGCTCCGGGGGTGCGAGAGGTAAAGGTTGGCTATGAAAGGTATGGAGCGCAAAGCGACATAGAGCACTTCAAGGAAATGATGCGTATAGAGGGAAGTTCCTTTCCTATATACGAATTGAACTGGGTTGGTGGAGGCGGCTCCCAATCTAAGAAGGATAGAATACAGAGGCTTGAACCAGACCTAAAGGATGGGTCTTTCTTTTTCCCATATCCAACTAATGAGAAAAGACTAACATCTAGTCAACAGGGCATGATAGAAAGAAAGCAGAAATTTTTAAATTCAAGAAAAATCGTATGTAAGGATGAGAACAATAAGTTGTACGATCTAACTACTTGGATGAGGGAAAACGAGTATAGACTTTTCCCCACTATACATCCAGATTTTTTAGATGCGCTATCAAGGATTTATGACATGGACCCAGCCCCTCCCTTACTTAGAAGAAACAAGGTTCTAGAACCTAATGCGGAGGCCTCCTTCTAATGGCTAGAAAGTTTAGAGTTGGGGGTAGAAAAAGATACAAGCCTATGCGACCAGCATATAGGATGACCAATGGAAGAATTTTTTATGAGAAGCGTGGAGATAACCAAGGTGCCTATGATGTTAAATTTCCCTATGTTCAAAATTACTATTGGGTTGACGGGTATACGGTAGTAGATTAATTATGGCAAGCATTACAACAAGAGCGGGAAAGGGGTCACCATTAACCCACGATCAAGTAGATGACAACTTTGTTAACCTTAATGATGGAAAGATAGAACTAATACAAAATGTTACAGCTACTGGCGTAACTATGGACAAGAGTACAGATTTTATTCTGTACCTTGACGCTGCCTCAAACACAACGAAGAAAATACTAGCTAGCAACTCTAGCTTTATTGAAAGAGCTATGGCGCTAAAGGCTATACCAGATACCATTGACTTATACACTGGAGATGGAATTGCTAGGATGGTAATACCGAGCACCCTTGATGACTTGTATTTATTTTCAATAGGAGCGCATGTATTCACGGCTGGAAGTTCTGGATCGAACACCATCATGCTATACAACGAGACAAAGGCTGCTGATATGTTAACTTCCGGGGTAATTATTGAAGTATCTGAAACCGACTCAAGCACTTCAGGAACCCCTCCTGTTTTAAGTTCAGACAACAAAGTTAATACAGCAGATGTTTTAAGATTTGATGTTGATACTATATCAACGGGAGCGAAAGGGTTAGAAGTCAGGATGACCTTTAAGTAATGGAAGATGTAGAAAGATTGCATCTTGAAATACCTAATGAGTACGGGGTGTTATTTGGTAGATATGTAGAATCATATGTAACAGATAGAGATCTGTTTGAGGGATTTGTTGCTTGGAAAACATTATCAATGGGCATTATCAGAACAATGGATGTTGTAGAGTTCAATAAAGATATTTAATTGTGGATATCGAAAAGGAGCTGTCCTCTTTGGATTCAAATTTCCAACAGAAGATAGCCGTTACCAAAAATGCTCTTATATCTAATTTCGGAAGTTTGATGGTGTATTACAATACTTTATACAAGGACAATTTCTTAGGATTTTCTATTTGGAAAAATGCTGTTTTTAGCAGTTTAAGAACACGAAGAGAAGTAGAACACGGGAGAGATTGATATGGTAGAATGGGCAAAAGAAAACAAGATGTTAGCTGTAATCGCATGCATTATAGTTGTTTCCGTTCTTTGGCAGCTGTTTGCTGGGTAATATTTTTAACAGGATGCATGAGTTTAAAGAAAGCGGGACTGATCGGAGCGGGAGCTCTAGTTCCAGGTGCAATTGCATCAGTTGCGAGTTCGGGGACTGCTCCTGTACTTCTGGCCTCTACGGTCGGTGCCTCTGTGACGAGTGTGGTTGCGGACGTGATGACCCAATCGAAAGGAGAAGCGATGAATGCAGCAGCTAGTTGTGCCCCAGATAATTTCTGGAGCTTGTTGGGAAGTATTGTGGAAATGGGAGGAATTTATCTCATTTTAATCGTATTAATTCCCATGATTTTGGGTTGGTTATTACCCGGTCCATTGGAGAGAAAGAAAAAGAAATGACCCTTACTATTTCTGTAGACTCTCATGCGCCTTCTGTTTCTATAGGGCCAGAGATGATTCCGGTGCCGGAAATATTCTGTGCAGTTAATGCAGATAAAGAAGATATAAGAAGAAATATGGAAGCTAACTTGAAGAAGGGAGTTCCTCAAGTTGTTCCTTATGAAACGCAATGGGATAAAACTGTCGCGTTAGTGGTAGGTGGGCCATCTCTAAACTCTACTCTTGACCTGTTAAAAGAGAAGCATAGAAATGGAATGCCGGTAATAACGGTGAATGGATCTTACAAGTATTGTATGGACCACGGTATAAGACCATCCGCTTTTGTTATGTTGGACAGCAGGGAATTTAACAATAGATTTGTTGATCCTCCGCACAAAGAGTGTAAATACTTTATAGCGTCCCAGTGTCATCCATCTGTTCTTGATAAATTAGATGGATATGATGCCTATCTTTGGCATACAGCAGGACAGGACGAGTATAAAGATATTTTAGATGAAGCGTATGGGGAAATGCATAAAGACTATTTTCCTATACTAGGAGGTTCCACGGTAACATTAAGGGCTATTCACTTAATTAGATTACTTGGGTTTCCAAAGTTTGAGGTTTTTGGTTTTGACAGTTGCATCATGGAAGAGCATCACGCTTATTCTCAACCAGAGAATAATGATGAAAAGGAGATTGAGATTCATGTTGCTGGAAAACAATTTTTGTGTACGGTAGCGCATTATCATCAAGCGAAGGAATTCGTTCAAATGGTCAGCGCCACCGGGGACCATTACGATATGATAATACACGGTGAGGGTTTGATATCCCACATTGTACGAAGCCCGGAAGCATTAAAGGAGGCAGCATAAATGGCGGCTACTGCATGGAGTTTTTACAATAGTTTTAAAGATAAATTAGGGAATGCGCTATTTGATCTAAACGCTACTACCTACGATTATAGTATGGCATTGTTTACTAATAGTGCTAGCACCAATGCTAACAATGTAGCGTTATCTACTTATGCGTCTATNGNAAANGAAGTGGCGNNTAGTTATGGCTATGCTACTGGCGGAGTGTCTGTATCAGGAAGGACGTGGACTTCGGTAGCAACCAATAAGTTTAGATGGGATGCTACAGCCGTAGTTTGGACCGCAACAGGCGGTGATATAGCTGATATCAAATACGCTATTATCTACAAGTCTGGCGGAGCTTTGGT